TTGCCCAGAGTACTTGTAATAAGGCAGCATTGGTGCTTGTGGAAAAAACTCAGTCATTATCCTGCCACCAACTTAGCCTTTTCAATTTCAAGTTTTTCCTGTTTCTGTCTTGCATCTGTTTCTGCTTTCTGTTGATCAAGTTCTAATCTTGCTACTTTGACCTGTGCATCTGCGGCTGCCTTCTGTGTGTCTGCCTGTACCTTTGCAGCCTCTACCTCAACAAGCTTGTCAGTTGGTGACGGCCCTGCCTGTGGCGGCTGTAATGCTTCAAGTGTTTCTTCCAACTCTCTTGCACCAGAAAAACCTTTTGCTGCAAATAACAGCATCTGTTTTGCCTGTTCAAATCCTAATGCACCAGATGAAACTAATGGGCCAACTGATTGCAGAAACTGCACTGATGCTGTCAAAAACTCTGTTCTCTGTTTCTGATCAACTGCTGCATCTATAGCCTGTGATTCATCAGTATCTATTCTGACCCTGAAACATCGCAATCTGTCATCTTTCATCACAGCAATCATTTCAGGTGTTACCTGTACAGAAGTAATTTTCTGCAATACATCAGGTTCTAAGTTTTCTACAAGCATCTCACCTTTCATTTCCATGATCTGATCCATGAAACGCTCCAGTTCTCTTTGCCTGTTGACCAACCGCATAGAACCAAACTGCCCTTTTATTCGCTGTGCGGTAGCGGTTTCCCTATTCGCTGATTGTCCTCTCATAAGATCGGAGATGCCCACTATTTCATATATAGTCTGTATAATGACCTGTCTTGACTGATACAGTTGCTGTAAAGCCTGGATAATACCTGCCAATGGTGCTTCCTGCATCACATTCTGTAAACCACCGCCTGCCTGTAGCATTGCCATGTTGTCTACTGGTACAAACTGATTATCAGCAGCATCTGCCAATCTTTGCAGTTCAGAGAAAGAGGCATCATATACACCTCTTCTTTTCAGTGCTTCAGTCAGTACACCAATTCTTGCTGTTATAAGATCAAGTTCTGCTACCTGATCTTCATAGATCATAAACTCTGGTACTGGTGTTGTTGTGGTTGTTGTACTCACAGCATACATAGGCTCAGGACAGGGCCAGAAGTTTATCAGGTTATATGGGTCATCGTTCTCTTCAAGTATCTTATCATGCCCCATAGCAACAAAAATTTGCTTAGAAGAACGCTTATCCCAGATTTCATATACCTCTGCTCTATCTGTCTCTGCGTTTGCATCTTCACTATAATCGTAATCAGGCCTGTAGGTTAGAGGTATATTCATGGCAGCTTCTTCACCATATCGGTCAATTAACTGCTGTTTTGTCATCAGAATACGAAATGCAATCCAGTTTACATCATCCCATACCCTGTTCGGTTCAATAGTAAAATCAGACCAATGTACATACTCACAATAGATAGACTGTTCACCAACAACCTCTTCTCTGTCACCTTCTACGAACAGACCTCTGGTATCCTGTTTTATCTGATCTGGTGTAAACTCTTCACCATCTCTGCTGACAAACCTGAATACACCTTCACCAATCGGTTGCTGTTCTATGTCAATACGCTTTGGTTCACCCTCAATAATCACAGGGTCATAACGCATACGCACAACACCTCTGCCAGTGATAAGCATATCTTCAATGGCCCTTCGCATTGTGCCGTCAAAGTTGTACATATCCAGTTGATACAGCAAAGCACGTTCTATCAGTTCTGCAATGGCTCTACCAACAGGGTCACCATCTCTAAAACGCCTGGTGACTTTTGGTCTTGGAGTCTTAAAGTACAGAGCAGATTTTAATGTATCAACATTGCTGTAAAAGATGTTCATGGTATGGAAGGGTCTATCCTGCCTGTCCATTCCATCATCTCTGTATTTATCAACTAAAGCCTGTGACCTCTCACGCCACATTTCTTCAAAAGTGCGAGCCTCTCTTATCTTATCATTCCAGTAAGCTGCTCTTTCTTCTTCTTTTGTTGGCTCAGTATCGCCTGATCCATATGCCAATTACAGTCTCCATGTTTTGTATGGTTTTGCGTTGTCAAGACCTGCCATCATTTCATCTATGGTTGGCGGTCTAAAAATATCTTCTTCCATTTCAGGTATCGGTCTTTGATAACTGCGGCTCATAGCTGAGTAACGCAATTCATCAACTGCATGATCTTCCTGTTTTGTATTAATATCCTCTGGTCTGTGCTGATCATGCTGCATCAGAGGTAATGTTCTTATAAGGTCAGTACAGGTTTCAAACAGATACAGCATCGGTGTATTATCTTCACCAATCAAACGCTGCCTTATCTGATCCCATCCTGCGACTCTTGAATTATCTGCCCTTCTGAAACGTACACCCAACTTTGCCATACGTTCTCCAATAGATGGGCCAGATTCCCATTTCCATATCGATGGATCAGCTACAGAATAATCAATCCTTTCATAGCCTTCTCTGCTTTTTATCCCTTGAGCAACTTCTTCAGCAGTCAGTTTCAACCCTCTGTCTGGCCCTGCTGCCCCATACCATTCACGATACTTAATCAATGCACCATCTGGATAATCATCAGACTGCTGTGCAACAGTGTACCAACCAACACAGAACGGCTTTGTAGAACCCCAGTCAAAGCTTCTAAAGCGTACCCAGTGTTCTGGTATTTCAAATGGTTTTACAACATGGCGATCTCTTCTGAATACATCACCAAAGAAAGAACCAACGACTAAATCCCAGTCACCTTCTCTTAATGCTCTAGCCAGTTCAAATGGCAAGCCAGACAAAGATGCACCATAATTAGGATCAATAAACTTGTTATCCTCCATTCTTGAAGGAATATACATTGACAGCCAACCCTTATCGCTCTTGTTGCGAGGGTCTTTCATTGTCACATCATAAAAGTACGTCTCAGGCGGTGATGGATCAATATACAACGCTTTTAAGAAGTTATGACTTATACCACCTGGATTGGCAGTCATTACCAATCTTGGCAGATACTGTGTCTGTTTCGGCTCATACCCACCTAAACGCAATCTACTTTTTATATACCCAAGCTGATAGGCTGACATCTGTCCTGCCTCATCAATACAGGCCAAGTGTATTTCTGCACCCTGAATACGATCACAGTCAGAATCTCGCTCTAGATACTGAAACTGTATATAAGAGCCATTATAGAACTCAAATCTTTTCCTTGATTCAGAGAAGTTACCCAGTTCTGTAGGCAACTCCTTCTTTATCTGCTGTATATGGTTACTCTCCAACTCAGGCAATGACCTTCTAAAGATATATGCCTGCAAGCCAGGATTCTCACAGCAAAATGCGATGCAATCCCATCTCAGTGCATGAGACTTGCCACCTCCAACAGCACCACCGAATAATATCTGCCTTGCTCTACACTTATGAAGCAATGCCTGTTTAGGCTGCGGATCATATTCAAGCTTTATTGTTTTTGCCATTAATCAGAATCTGGGAAGTAACCCCACCTAATTAAACCATTGTTACCATCCCATCTGATGTCTTTTGCTTTAAGTTTATAAGTGTGAACTTTTGAGACTGAAACTTCTGGTTCTTGAAACATACCAATTATTTTATCCATTGTTCTGATATTTTTTTCTTTTTTCAGATCAATGGGTTCATTACTTTCTAATCTAGCTTTTCTCTGTGCTTCTATAATGTCATCTCTTGTTATCTTGCTTTCTTCTACAAGAAACTCAGCATCAGATTTTATCGGTGTTATCAAATCACCAGGTCTAAGATCATCAGTTGGACTTGCTCTGTAAACTGTAACCTCTGCGTTTGGATTACCCTTTATTTCTTTTAGTTTTCTTAAAAATGCCACTTCTTCATTATATTCTTTTGTGCCTTTTGATGAAGAAACAAAAGATTTAAGGTTTTCATAGTCATCACCAACATTTGTTGAAAATGTAGAAACACCACTTGGACTAAATTCTTCGTCTATTTTTAAGTTCATATCATGTGCAGGTGGGCCAAACTGTGGTGGTACAAAATCGGCAGCATGACCAGAAGTCTCATCTCTTGGCAATAAGTTTTGATTTGCAGGTTTTTGTACTTTTTGTTTTTCTGCATCAAACTGTAAAACATTTGTCTCTGTAGGCGGAGTGACATATTGTACATTATCTAAAACATTTGCACTTTCTGTAAGGTTTGGATCAAACGCTGCATTAGAAGAGCGAATGTTTTTAGCATCAAAGATTACAGTTTCATCACCTGCTCTTATACCATCAAATCCTGCTTCTTTAGCTTTTTCAGTTAGCTTAGAAGCATTTAGACCAGAAACATCTCCACCTTCTCTAATGTAATCTGACAATGAAAATAGAAAATCATTATTATAGCCCTCAAAGAAATCTATATCTTTGTAAGTGCTTCTTTTCATTTCATCAGAAAATTGTGCTAATAATCTTTCTTTTGCCTCTTCCTTTGTTTTTGGAAAAGTGCCATCAAAATTAAGTCTTACTGAAACATACTCTGGTTCACCTTTTCCATAAGTGTCCAAAGTAGGATTTACAATTTTAGCAAAAACACCTTCAGTACCATCTGCGTTTTGACCGATATTATACTCAATATTCTCATCAACATACTTAACAAGTTTTTTAGCACTGTTAAGTGCCTGCTTGTGTGTATCATCAAGCATATCAATCTTATCTAGTTTTTCTGCCCAATCTATAAACTTTTTAGGGCCATCAAGTGTAAAATCACCAGACGTATTTGTTAAATCTAATAAATCACCTCTTACAAAGTATTCGCCGACATTCTTGCCATAAAATCCTGCCTCACCTGGACTATCAGCAAAATAAAATCCTCTTCCGAAAAACCCTTCATCTCTTAAACCAATCTTGCTTTCGTCAAACTCAGTCAATTCATCTGTGTTTGTTCCATGATATATAGGATTATCAACATCAAAGCCTAACTCTCTGGCTCTTTCTAACCTGCTTGTTTTATCCATGCCAGGAAACTTAGAAACATCACTGGCAACGTCTGTAGCCTTTGTAACTTTTCTAGCTGCACCAGGTGCTTTTAACAATGATGCTAAAACCAATGATGTACCTAATGTGGCAGGAGCAGCTACTGTAGCAACGTCACCTGCAACACCTAATCCCTGTAAAGCGGCATCAAGATAATTACCCTGTCTTATGTTCTCACCAAAACTTGGTAAAGGCTGACCTGTTACATCGACTGCACCACCATAGGCATCAACTATCCCTGCTCCAGGAAAGAAGGAAGCACCTGTAACGGCTGTACCATAACCTGTCCTTGCTGCAACCTCTGGATCAACAAAATAGCTTCCCCCTGCATCTGCTCCTATCCCAAAAGGGCCACCACCTAAATTCTCACTGGCTCTCTGTATTGGTTGCATTAACATCTGTGCAACCATTGATGGATCAAATTGTGTCATTGCAACCCTTCTCTTATGCAACCTGTGTAACTAATATTTTGTTTGTGCGTGAGTGTGATATATACGTTTTCGCTTACGCACAAGCACCGACCCTGTGGGGCTTGACCTGGGGGCTATGTGGTGACTATGTGGTGACTAACTTTCTGAAACTTTAGGGTTATCAATGGTTACAGAGTCAATGGTTACAGGTTCTGTACTTGTATCCCTCATTATGTTTATCTGTAGGTTCATTGCACCTAACTTATTGTTTTCATTACCAAATATTT